TACAAGAAGGGGAAGCGACCCAAAACGATCTTCGGTGCTCCACCACAACATGGCAAGTCCAAAATGGTTACGGACTTCACGTCGTGGTGCGCGGGGAAAGACCCCGACATGCGCACGTTGTTCACGTCATACTCCGACGACCTCGGCACCCGCACGAACTCGGAGTTGCAGCGCATCTATATGTCGCCTGCGTTCAAGAGCATCTTCTTCAAGACGCGCGTGAACGAGTCGAAGCAATCCGTCGTTCCATACAAACTCAATTCCGAATTGATTGAGTATGTGGGCCATCGTGGTTCATTCCGCAACACGACGGTCAATGGTGCGATCAACGGGTTTGGCCTCGACCTTGGGGAAATCGACGACCCCCTCAAGGGACGTGCGGAAGCCATGTCGAAGGCCAATCGGGATAAGGTGTGGGGTTGGTTGACAGACGACTTCTTTGGCCGCTTCTCGGATGAAGCTGCCATGCTACTTGTGATGACACGGTGGCACCTCGACGACCCGGCAGGTCGGTTCATTGCGAAATTCCCCGATACAGAGGTCATCGCATTTGAGGCCATTGCAAAGCAGGATGAGGAATTCCGCAAAGCGGGAGAGGCATTGTTCCCGCAGCACAAGACGTTGGAGTTTCTGCTCGAGCGCAAGCACTTGTTGACCAATGCCGCATGGGAAGCCATCTATCAACAGTCGCCGATCATTCAAGGCGGTGGTATGTTCCCGATCGAGAAATTCAATATCTCCGTGAACATGCCCGCGCAGAAGGATATCGTCGCGACGGTTCGCTATTGGGACAAGGCAGGCACACAGGGTGGCGGTGCATTCACGGCAGGTGTTCGGATGCACAAGTTGAAGAACAAGACGTTCTTCGTGTCGGATGTGCAGGCTGGTCAATGGGGTGCGTTGCAACGTGAAGAGCGCATCAAGAAGGTTATGGAAATCGATAACGGAATGTTCTCGACCGTAACCTACGTCGAACAGGAGCCGGGCTCGGGTGGTAAGGAGTCGGCGGAGAACACCATTCGCAACAACGCAGGGTTCCGCATTCGCGCAGACAAGGTTACGGGGAGCAAAGAGGTCCGTGCAGAACCCTACGCCGCACAGGTGCAGGGTGGCAACGTCACGCTGCTTGGTGGCGTCGATAATGCGTGGATGCAATCGTTCATGGACGAACATGAGACGTTCCCGAATGGTCCGCGCAAAGATAAGGTTGACGCGGCGGGTGGCGCCTTCAACAAACTCGTTGGTGGTGGCAACTACGATACGAGTTACGATTGGGTGTGATGCTCCATATCCCTGCACAAACGAAGGAAGCATTTGAGCAGCGAGGTTCGCGGTTCATCTGCACCACACCCATCAACGACCAAACGCCGATTGAATGCCTCCGCGCGCACGGCTTGCCGTTCTACTTCGACGAGATCAAGTCGGCGCACAATGATCGATGCCAATGCTCATATGTTCGCGAAGAGCTGGCAGCAGATTTCAAGAAGGTAAGTTGATGATGGCAGATCGACGCAGGCTTGGAAAGCGCCCTCGTAAGCATCGGGGTGGCGAGCTCGTGCAATTCGTTCCAGGTTCCGCGCGTCCGCATGATGAAATAACACCCGACCAATTGTCGGTTGAAGTCAAGGCGGGACCTGGTATTGCCGCGATCATTCATACGAACAAACCTGGTCGCGGGTTCTGTTCCGAAAAGCATAAGCACGCGGTCGCAGCAGCCTTGCGGTATGCTCTCGCGTCAGTTGAGGCAAGCATTAAAGGGGATGGTTCGTTTTTCGTTGAGGAGGACGGGCAATGAAGGAGAATGCAATCATCGCATGTGCGGTCGTTGGGTCTGTTGTCGTCACATCGGTAACAGCTGCGCAGATCAGACTTGCGCGGGGTGAAGTCCCCGCGATTGAGGATTTGCAATTCGCGCCATTCAAGGAGCAATCGAAAGGTCTGGACCTTGTCGTTTACAGGGGATTGATCTGCGGTGTGGAGAGGGAGGTTACGTTCAATGCCCGGTAAACCATATTCTGGTGGGCATCGTGGGCGCATGTCGTTTACGGCATGGTTCACTGATCGATCGCCTGCAGTCAAAGTAGTTCTGCTTGTGGGTGCAATCGCGGGTGCGATGACAGGGGTTGCGAGTGCGTGGTCGCAGTTCGAGCTTCCCATGTTCGCAACGCGTGGTTATGTCGCCGTTCAGATCGGTCCACTCAAACTCGCATTCGACAACACGGGGAAGGCCGTTCGCGATCTGCAGATTGAGGCCGCGGAAGGAAAACTCGCACAGACGAAGGACGCATTGGCAAAGTGGAAGTTGGAAGGATTGAAAACATCCGACCCCACATCAAAAGAACTCATCCACAAGCAGCAGCGGGAACTCGAGGCTACGCAAGAGCGACTCGAGGATCAGTTGAAGAGCTTGCGCAGCATTCGGAGTAATATGTAATGGGCGCCCCGCAGAAAAACTTCATGGGTCGGTTTCTCCTCGACTCCCTCGCAAACTTCGTGACGGGAATGGGAGCGAAGGGACGTGACGCGACGTTGGCCGCGCAATTCGTCGCACCCGAACTCAACATGCAGGAAGTCGTCAATGCCTACCGCGGTGATTGGATCACGCGGAAGGCAATCGACATTATCCCCTATGATGGGACGCGCGAGTGGAGGAATTGGCAGGCCGACAAGGACGACATTACGAAGATCGAAGAGCTGGAGAAGAAGCTCAACCTTGTCGTCAAGACACAGAAGTCATGGACCCGTGCGCGGTTGTTCGGTGGTTGTGTTCTTGTGCTGGGTGTCGATGACGGCAATCCCGAAGAACCCCTTGACCCCGCAAAGGTCGGTAAGGACAAGTTGAAATTCATCCACGTGATCTCGCGCAATGAACTCACGACAGGTGATATAATCACCGACGTGAACTCGCAGTGGTATGGTCAGCCGGCCTATTACGAACGCAAGCAGGTGGCGGGGACCATTCGTGGGTTGAGGGGAGCGACCACATCCGTTCGCATTCATCCGTCGCGTGTCATCATGTTCTGCGGTCAGGATCGTCCCGATGACGTTGACCAGAATGATGTGTGGGGTGACAGCGTCCTCTACTCGATCCTCGACGCGATCAAGCAGGCTGGGACGGTGCAGGGTTCGATTGCCGCGATGATCCAGGATGCAAGGCTCGACATTATTCGCATCCCGGACTTCACCGAAACCGTATCGACGGAAGCAGGTGCGCAGAAGCTGACGAAGCGCTTCCAATATGCGTCGATGGGTAAGTCGATTGTGCAAGCCTTGATGCTTGACAAAGAGGAAGAGTGGAACCGCAATCAGACGTCATTCACGGGGATGCCTGAAGTCATGCAGATGTATCTGATGATTGCATCTGCCGCGGTCGACGTTCCGGCAACACGTTTCCTGTCGCAGGACCCGAAAGGTTTGAACGCAACGGGTGCGGGCGACATTCGCAATTACTACGACCGTGTGTCGTCGGACCAGCGGTTGCGACTAACACCCGCAATGCAGGTGTTGGACGAGGTGCTTGTTCGGTCGGCACTCGGCACATATCCCGAAGGAATTTTCTACAACTGGAACCCGCTCTGGCAGCTTGACGCGAAAGAAAAGTCGGAAGTCGCGAAGAACAAATCGGAAGTTGCGAAAGCCGATTACGATATGGGGGTCATTCCGAACTCGGCATTTGTCAAGGCTCGTCAGAACCAGTTGATTGAGGACGGCACATACCCGGGCCTTGAGGAGGCGCTGAAGGAGGCAGAGGCAGAGGGGGATGTTGCGGAGATCTTGCAGGAGCCGGATGAGAATGATCTCAGCGATCCGAACAATCCGAACTCACCCCTCAATCCGAACAACATCAACCGCAACCAGCCGGTTGATCCGAATGCACCGCCTCAGCCTCAACCGCGTCCACGACCGAAGCTTGTCGTGAAGAATGATGCGAGGGCGAACGATGCGACGGCCCTCCCCTTGCGCATCTATCGCGAGGTCATGAATGCAGATGCGATTGTTGCGTGGGCCAAGACGCAGAACATCGTGGTCGAGCCGCTGATGCTTCACGTCGTGCTCGTCGAAACAAAGCTCCCGGTTGATTGGATGAAGATGGGGACCGATGACTGGGGTTCCGAACCCGACGGGAGCATCCGCATTCCACGTGGTGGGCCGCGTGTCGTTGACGTATGCGACGACGGTGCACTCGCACTGTTGTTCGCATCAAATCGGTTGCGGTATCGCCACAGTGACCTCGTTCGGTCGGGTGCCGCACATGAGTATAATGTGCCGCGACAGATCGAACCGTCACCATACCCGCCGGAGAAACCGACATATGAACCGCGGATAATCCTTCGCGCGAAGGTGTCCAACAAGGATATGGACATTTCCAAGTTCAAACCCTACACGGGCGAGATTGTGCTCGGTCCTGAAATCTTCGAAGACCCGATCAATGGCGACGACGACTAAAGATCGCAAGGCAAAGTTCGACCCGACCAATACGGTCGCGCTGCGTCGGAACTTCCGTTCCGATGCGGAACGCCGAATTGCGATCATACGGACCCTGCTGCGTGTTGTTGTCGTCGATCAGGATATGCTCGGCCTTGCACCGCCGACCATGCAGACATTGATTAAGGGTGTGCGGTTGTTTCTGACACAGCCTCTCTCCGACGATCAGAAGGTGCAGATGTTCAGCACCTGGTATACGAACGCGATCTATGCGCAGGTCATCGGTGACGGGAAGTGGTTCACAGAGAGACTGGTGCAAGCCTACAAGAAGGGGTTGAATGAGGCTGCAAAGGATTTGCGTCGTGACCCACCGATGTATGACGAGACGTCGTTGACGGCCCGTGTTCACGCGCAGCAGGCAAAACACGAACTCGAAGGTGTTCTTGACGCGACAGTGCAGCAATCGACGCGCATGGTCTATTCGGCGTTGCTATCGAAGCAGCGACCATCGGTGCTGTATCGTTGGTTGATTTCCCGGCTCCTTTCAATTGCGCTCGTGCGCATGAACTCGTGGGTGAATGCAAGTGTCGTCGCGACGTTCAACAATGCGAAACTCGACTACTTCAAGGGACAAGGCATTCGCAAGGTTGGTATCGATCCGGAAGCGCGCACGAACATCGTCCACGATCATTCGCATCTTACGCTGGATCGGAAGAAAAAACCGAAGCCGTTCCCGAAAGTAGTTGAGGTGCTGACGGCGGGAGACAATGACGTCTGCGAGCAGTGTGAGGATATCTCGCAGGACGGTCCCTACGATATTGACGAAGCGCGGACGTTGATCCCTGCGCACCCGAATTGTCGTTGTGCGTTCGTGCCCTATGGTGACGACCGCTACGACCCTATTGAACGCGAGTAACACAACAGGAGCAGGATATGGCTGAAGGTTTGCGCAATCGGTCGAAGCATTGGTATGGAGCGATCCGCGACACGCGCGATCCTCGCGACCACAGGTTCATGGCACCGCACATCAAGCTGCCGCCATCTGTCGATTTGCGCGAACATTGCCCGCCCGTGATGAACCAACTCGAACTCGGTGCCTGCACGGCCCACGCAATCACGGGTGTGTTGCGTTATCTGATGCTCAAGAACAACATGAAGGATGTTCCCCTGTCGCGGCTTCAACTCTACTATGACGAGCGCCGTGTTGAGGGAACGATCAATGAAGATGCGGGCGCTGAAATTCGAGACGGTATCAAGACGGCGCAGAAGTTGGGTGTTGGTGATGAAGCGCTGTGGCCATACAACATCGCACGGTTCAAGGAAAAGCCGCCGGCCCCCGTCTACACATCGGCACTCGATTATCAGGGATTGAGTTACGAACGCGTCAACGTGAGTTCGGTTGCCGTCAAGACGGCACTCGCTCTTGGGTTCCCCGTCGTTATCGGGGTGACGTTGTTCGACTCGTTCGAGTCGAAGGAAACGGAGAAGACGGGCATCGTTCCAATGCCCGATCTGAAACACGAAGGAATGGTTGGCGGCCATTGCATGTATGTTGTCGGCTATGGTCAAAAGACGGGATACTTCACGGTGCGCAACAGCTGGGACACGGATTGGGGTGACAAGGGTGATTGCTATATCCCCGAAAACTACATCGGCTCACCCGACTTCGGTGCGGACTATTGGATCATCAAGTCGATTGGTTAATCGACGAACGGAGTGACGTGTCATGAACTTTGAGTTTTCTGACCGATACTCGTTTGACGACCTGCAGAAAGATCAGGCAGTTCGTGAGACGTCTATGGGGTTCCTCGTTTGCACACCCCGCGTGGCGCGAACGGGGGTGCAGCTTTACCGCGGGTCTGAGGTTGGTCGGCCGGAACTTAAGATGGTTCGCGTCTACCGCCCGGAGAACGAGGTCTTCAATAAGGATTCCCTTGCGTCATTCGCAGGGAAGCCAATCACGAACGATCATCCAGGAGTTCCCGTGAACGCGGACAACTGGAAAAAGTTTGCGGTGGGCGGAGCCGGAGAGGACGTCCTGCGTGACGGCCAATTCATCCGCGTGCCGATGACACTCCAAGACAAGGGAGTGATTAAGGACTACCGCACTGGGAAGAAAGAGCTCAGTGTCGGTTATGCCTGTGACCTGAAGTGGGAAACAGGAACCGCGCCTGGTGGTGAGGAATATGACGCCATCCAGACGGGTATCAGGGTAAACCACGTAGCTGTCGTCACCGCTGCTCGTGGTGGTTCCAAACTTGCAATCGGTGACGACGAAGACAACGAAGAAGGAGATGACGACATGTCCGAACTCAAAACCCGGACGTTGACTGTTGACGGCCTTTCGTGCACCGTCGAAGATCGGTCGGCCGAGATCATCCAGCGTCACATTCAGAAGCTGGAAACGTCGGTTGCCGACTCCAAGACGCTGCTCGACAAGGCAAACACCGACCACGCGGCGAAGGTCAAGGAGCTCAACGACAAGATCGCCGCGCTCGAGACCGACAAGTCGAAGCTGGAAGCCGAGAAGACCACGCTCGAGACGAAGGTCAAGGACTCCGTCCTGACGCCCGACAAGCTCGACGCGATGGTCAAGGATCGTGCCCTCGCAATCGCGAAAGGCAAGGCCGTGGTCGGCGACAAGCTGGAAGTGACTGGCAAGACCATCGACGAGATCAAGAAGCAGGTGGTGCTTGCGAAGATCGGCGACAAGGCGAAGGAATGGACTCCCGATCAGATCGGCGCCTCGTTCGAGTCCCTCACCGCCGATGTGAAAGTCGACGAGACGAAGCTGACCGCGACCCTCGACAACAAGTCGCCGGCGCAGCAGTTCGCGCAGACCCTGCACAAGCCGGGCATGGCGAACAATTCGGATGCAGCGACTCAGGCCTACGTCGACCGCAACAAGCGGTTGGGCGACGCCTACAAGCCGCAGCATATCCGTGACGCTGAGGCGGCCGCCAGTCGCGGTTAAGTAATACCATTCGTCGCGTCATCGTGACGAGTGTGAGTTGAAGAGGCCATCACAAGATCAGCAAATGGAGTAGTTTAATGCCTGCTGTTCAGACTACCTATCCGACCGGCCTGGTTGCGGGTCGGCCGGGTCAAGCCGCGAACATGGTGAACTGGAACGCCATCACCCGGCTTTGCGAAACCGTTGCCGGTATCGGCTTCGGTCTCGCCGTCACGCGTGGCGCTGGTGACAAGGGCGCCGTCCTCGGCGGTGCCGACGTTGCCGGGTTCCTCGGTGTGACGCTTGAGGACAAGACCCTCGTTCGCGCTGAGTCCGCGACCGTGGACAAGTACCCGCGCTATGCCAACATGGGCGTTTGCAATGCTGGCGCAGTGTTCGTCAAACCGGCGACCAACGTCGCGGCCGGCGACTACGTGTACTTCGACACGGCAACGGGCGAGTTCACGAACGACGACACCGACATTGGCCCGGTCCCCGGCGCCATGTGGGAAACGACGGCAAATTCGGGTGGGATCGCCGTGATCTCGCTCGGCATCCCGCGCGCCCCGATCCCCGCAGCCTAACGATCCGCAGGGATCACAACAAAGGAAGGAGTAACTACTCATGCATCCGCTCTTTGCGAACATGAGCATGCAGGACGCGCAGCAGGCCGCACTGTCGTTCCTGACTCAGCAGTTGACCATCGTTGAACCGACGGTCTACAATATCCAGTACCCGGATATCCAATATCCGGAGCTGGTGCCCGTCGATACGTCGGGCAACGAATGGGCCAAATCGGTCACGTTCTTCTCCCAGGACATGACCGGTAAGGCCGATTGGTTCCATGCCAATGCGAAGGACATCCCGCTGGCGGATATCACCCGCGAGAAGTTCGAGCAGGGCATCGAGATGGCGGCGATTGGTTATCGCTACAATCTCGACGAACTGGCGACCGCGATGCAGCTTGGCATCCCGCTCACGAACGATAAGGCGGCCGCCGCACGGCGTGCCTACGAAGAGTTTGTGGACGACGTTGCCATCCGCGGTCGTGCGGACAAGGGCTGGACTGGCCTTATCAATGCGTCTGGCGTCACGGTGATCACCCTGACGGCGGACGGCACGGGTTCGACCCCGTATTGGGCCAACAAGACTGAGACGCAGATCCTTCGGGATTTCAACTCGATCTTGACCGGCATGTATCTGGCCACGAACCGGCTCGAGTTGGCGGACACCGTCCTCCTCCCCGATGCGGTTCTGATCTACCTGGCCCAGACCCGCATGTCGAACATCGAAGGCAACTTGCTTTCGTGGATCCAAAAGTACAACGTCTACACGCTGCAGACCGGTCAACAGCTCACGATCCGCGCGGTGCGTGGTCTGGAGTCGGCCGGCTCGGGTGGCGTTGGTCGGATGGTCGCGTATCGTCGCGACCCGCAGGTGATCAAGTTCCACCTGCCGATGCCCCATCGGTTCTTCCCGGTGTGGCAGACGGGACCGCTGGTGTTCGACGTGCCGGGCATCTTCCGCCTCGGTGGTGTCGAAGTTCGGCGTCCGGGTGCGATCCGTTACGCGGACGGTGTGTCGGCGGCGCCGTAAGGTCCCGACGACAAACAACGAGGCCACATTTTTCAGAAAGAAGGACCAAGGACGATGTATACCATCGAAAATCGGTCGAAGAACCCGCGAGTGTTCATCGACCAGCACAAGCGTGCCGTCACCGTTGGTGTCAATATGAGTCGCGAAGTTGATCTCGACGAAGACACGGCGGAGTTCGTCAAAGCGCAGATCGAGCGCGATGAAGAAGTCTCCGGCCAGGAAGGTTCGTCGGGGCTTTCGATCAGCGGCCATGCGGAGAGTGCTCCTGCGAACAAGGAAGGCAAGCGCACGGGTCGCGTTCGCATCCAAGGCGCCGGTGACCCCCACATGCTCCCCGGCGAGGGAGAGCCCCTCGACAAGGAAAAGAAGGGTGGTCGCAACCGTCGCAAAGCGGGGAGCAGGGCCAAGTCGAAGTCGAAGGACTCCGATGATGGAGCGGGTGACGACGACAACAAGGACGGCGAGTAGTCGTTACGCAGGTAACGCGCGACAACGATTAGGTTTGAACTCCCCGGTTGTTGCCGCGTGTGAACATCCCCTCCCGATCATTTTACCCGGTGGCGGGAGGGGATAAATGCAATCGCAAACGGAGAATATCCAATGCGCGTCATGATTAAGAACGTCGGCAAGGACCGGCGTAAGTTGTCGGACTTGAAGGGCGAGCGCGTTGCGTTCGAGCCCGGCGAAGAGAAGGCCGTCGATCTGCACGACGCAGTCGTCCTCGATGTGGAGCGTTCCTATAAAGGGTCGCTCGAGATCACGGCGGTTGACGAAGGCGCCGCGAACGGCACGGCGGGCAAGATCGTGTTGAGTCGTCGTGGTGTGCAGAAGCGGAAGATCTCGGATGTCACAAGGAACGTGCATCTCGAGGATAAGCCGCCGAAGCCGGCGAAAGCGGAGTAAGCAGCATGGCGATCACGGCCCCGACTGTAGACGAGTTCAAGGCCCGCTTCCCCAAGCTGGCGAACGAACCGAACATCCAGGACAATATCGACGAAGCCGCAAGGATGGTTGATGACTCTTGGGATGCCGCGGATGTGAAGCCGGCCATTTTGTTTTTGGCCGCGCATTACATCGTGTCTGAGAAGGGTGCCGTTGATCGTCCTGCGAACGTCACAAGCGAACAAATCTCGACGAGCAGCGTGTCGTTCAGTTACGGTGATGCGTCGAGTGCGAGTGCGCTGAGGTCGACAGAGTATGGTCGTCGTTATTTGACGCTCCTGCGTATGAACCGCGGTGGGCCGTTACTTGTTGGTGGTTGCGCATGAGCCGGTTCGACACGATGAAAGATCGGGTCGCTGCAAATTGGTCGGGTCGGTTGAAGGCCGGAACGATCAGACGCGTTACTTCGACAACGGTCAACAATCTTGGTGACCCCGTCACCACAGCACCCGTCGAGTATTCGTTTGAAGGGTTCAAGGCGAACCATTCGCAGGCGTATCTCGCAAACAACGAAGTTTCAAATACCGACGCGCGCATCATGGCGCTACTCGGTTCAATCAAGGGTGTCGCGGACCCTGCCCAAACGACGAAGATCCAAATGCAGGACCTTATCAATCTTGAGGGGGTTTGGTATAAGGTTGGTGCGTTGATGGGTGAAGATGTGTCGGGTGCCTTGCAGACAGTCGCCGTGTCGGTTGTTCCGGCACCGGAAGGTGCGTGAATGTCGGTCAAGTGGTATAGCACCGCACAAGAAGCGCGCATTCGTAGCGCAGCAAATCGCGGTGAGATCGCGGCGGCCCGCATCCTTAAGAATGAGATCATTCGACTGATCGAACTCCCCAAGTCGGGCCGTATCACAAGCATCAAGTTTGGCCGTCGATTGAAGTCCGGCAACCGTGTTATCAAATCGATCAAGCGAGCCTCGGCACCAGGTGAACCGCCCGCGTCACAGACCGGCCGTCTCATTCGTTCGATACAGGTTGTTAGTAAGACCGTTGTTGGTGCGGTTGTTCGCATTGGTGCTTACTACATCAACTATCTTGAGCGGGGTACGAAGAAGATGGAACCACGCCCCGTCATTCGTCCCGCAATCGCGAACGTCAAGCCGCAGATGGTTGCGGCGATGGCGGCACCAATCAAGAAGCTTTACGAGAAGCGCAAATGAGACTTGCACCACCAGATCTTTCGGAACCGTTGCGCACAGCGATCATTGGTGTGACCGCAATCACGAGTGCACTCACCGCATACAAGGACTCTTTCCCTGTCTTCACGCGCCGCCCTGTTCCCGACGATGCGCCCGCGCGTTGTATCGTTGTTTCTCCCGACATTACGGTTGAGAACGCTGATGGTGTCAACTCGCTTCTTCCGATCATCACGCGTGACGTTACGGTGTATGGTCCGAATGTCGATTACAGGGTGGTTGAGGATTTGGGGCGGCAGGTTGTGAAGCTGTTCCACAATACCAGGAATTCCATTGTCGTTCCGTCGTGGGGAGTGACACTGGTGACGACCGTTGGGCCGCTTCCAGCACCCGCGGATGATGATGAAACGATAGCACGGGTCGTGGAGGTTCGTGTTTCTCTTTCGGCTAAAGGGTGAATGGACGTGCATTCCCGCGCACAACCACAAGCCCTCTTGAACATGAGGTCTAACTTAGCGGGCAATGGAGATAGCAATGGGTGAACTTTTCCCCACTCTTGGTTCGAAAATCTTTATTGGCGGCATCTTGCCCGCCAAGCAGTCCGACTACGCGCAAGCCGACTTCGCGTCCCAAACATGGGCTGAGATCGGCTGGCTCGAGAACCTTGGTCAAATCGGTGACGAGTCCGCGGACGTGCCGTTCGACTCGATCAACCGTGAGCGGACATACCACAACAAAGGCACCCGCAATGCGGGAACGCAGGATTTGGTATTTGGCCTCGACCCGGCAGACCCGGGGCAGGTTGCGTTGATTGCGGCGGAAAAGACCCGCTACAATTACGCGATCAAAGTCGAGCTCAACGATACGCCGGACGGCGTTGGTGCAACGCCGAGTCAGCGACTCTACATCGCGCAGGTTGCGATGGCCCGCACCCAGCTCGATACGGCGAACAATGTCACCCGGTTGTTGTCGCGGTTGATTATCAACTCGAACATCGTTCCGGTTGCGGCAGACGACGGGGCGTAGTCGGCGACTACGTTCTGAAACTTAACTCAAACAGGGGAGTTCCCTAATCATGGATAAAATGCACGAAAATCGAGTGCCCGGTCAGGGTGATGTGACGATCACGATTGACGGCAAAGACTACATCCTCACACCGTCGTGGAACGCGGCGAAGCAAATCTCGCGTGTCTATGGTGGCATTGGCCGTGCGGTCGAGCGTTGTTTGCAGGTCGATACCGAATGCCTCACCGATGTAATCTTCCTCGGTATGGGCTACGGCACGAACAAGCGCCCGCCGCAGGGACTCGACGAAAAGATCTGGAAGGAAGGTTTCACCGACGACACAGGTGCACTCGTCGATAAGGTCGTCCTGTATCTGCGGTGTCTGTCGCGCGGTGGTCGCCTCCCCGACGATGCAGCGTCAGGCGGCGACGGTGAAGAAGGAAGCGGTAGCGACCCTCGGTAGGCCGGCTAACCCTCGACCAATGGTGGGATCAAGTCTACGAGATTGGAACGGGATGGTTACGCTGGCCACCAGACCTCGTCGAATTTTGCGACGTGAACAGAATACTCCGTGCCTACCAAGGCGCGGAGTCAGCGAACAAGGCACTAGCACGAGAAGTGTGGGACTTGGTTTTGGGAACGTCAGAACCCGCACGTCCGAAGAATGCGGTTCCAACAGGTGGCGGTGGAAAGCCTATCCGAATGACCGCGGAACTATTCGACATGATCTTCGGAAAGGGAACTCCCGCACACGCGCGCAAGAACCTCAAACCGCTGCAGAAGCCTCCACGATCAAAGGAATGAACCGTGGCTGAAGACAACGAACTTGGTGCGATTAACATCCCGGTCCGTGCCGACTTATCAAAGTTGGCATCGGACTTTGAGGCTGGTCGTGCGCAAGCGCAACGGTTCGATAAATCGGTAAGCTCGAGCTTCTCAAATGTTGGTGCGTCGATTGCGAAGGCAACGGACCAGCAGAAGAAGTTTGTGCAATCGGTTTCCGTCGATACTGGGAGGCTGAAGCTCACTGCAACGTCAGACGCGATGAACGCGTCTCCGGCCCAACTCGCTCAATGGCGACAGGGGGTCCAAACTTACACGCAATCTCTTTCCGATCAGCGTGCGAAGTTGGTCCCCCTATTTGCTGCTCAACGGCAATACCTTGGTTCATTGAACGATATTAAGACGGCGACCGCTGCAGGGATCATCACCGACAAAGAACGTGCGGATGCAGTTCAGCGAACGAAAGATCAGTTCGCCGCGCAGGTTCGCGTCATCAACAATCTCGATGACAGAACCAACCGTCATACAAATAGTATGCGTGGGCAACGTCAGGCTATCCGTGGTTTGGTCGAAGACTTTGTTCTTCTCAATCCGCAGATGGGAGAGGCTACGTCGAAAGTAGCAATGCTGTATCTCGCGAACCAAGAACTCATCCACAACTTCTCTGGTATTGGTGCGGGGTTCCGTTCGGTCATTGCAGCTATCGGGCCAACCGCAATTGCAATCGGTGGCGTGGCGGCAGCTGTCCTTGGTTTGGTTGCGGCACAAGAGCATTATGAGTCCGGACAGCGCAACGTCGAACTTGCACTTATGGGGATTGGTCGTGCGTCAGGAACAACGCGCGAGGATATCAATAACATCGCGCGGGCCACGTCGAATTGGACGACAGTTTCAACGTCGGGTGCGCGGCAAATAGCGACCGAGTATGCGCGTGTTGGTCAAATCGCGAAAGACGTAATTCCGGATGCGACGGCGGTAACGGAAGACTTTGCCGCTGCAACAGGCGTTGACGCGGTAAAAGCTGCAAAGGATTTGGCCGCTGTCCTCGCAAGTCAGGGTAAGGGTCTCGACGATCTCAACGCAAAACTCGGTGCGTGGTCGGATGCGCAGAAGAGCGTCATCATGGACCTCTACGCCGCAAATCGTGCGGGTGACGCGCAGCGCCTTATCATCAATGGTATCAAGACGGCGACCGATGGTGCCTCAAAGCAGATGGGTTTTTGGGGAACAATTGGTTCATCGATTTCTACAACATTCTTTAATGTTACGGACTCTGTTGGTTCCGCAATGTCGGAGTTTACGGGTGTTGGTCAGACCCTCGAGTCGCAACTCCGAAAGAACCAAAACGAACTCGATCTCATTCGCAAAGCCGGGCTTGAGGCCTTCGAGACGACACGCGTTGACCAACTCAAAACAAAGATTGCCGAACTACAGGGGCAATTGCAGCAGGTCGCTGCTGCGGCAAAACAGGTCAGCGACAACATCGCGAGTTGGGCAACGTCGGCATCGGTTAGCGCGGCTGTTCCGGAGACCGCGCAGCGTGAAATCCTGTCACGTCGATTGCTGCAACTTGAGAGTGCGCGCGCAACGGGTGGTGGTAATCTATCACCCGATCGAGCCGCGAACCTCAACCTGTCCATTGACCGAACGAGAGCACAACTCGATAATGTGAAGTCGGCGGCGGAGGCATCAATCCAATCTTCGGAGATTGCGATCAAAGCGGCGAATGCGCGCTCCCCCGCAGAGTTGGCGGCAATCGCGCGTCAGCAGACATACAATCAGCAGTTGTCGCAGGGTTCCAGCGTTGCGGAAG